GGCTAGGTGCGCGTCGAGGCCGGCGCGGATGCGCGCGGTCAGTTCGGCATCGGCCTCGAATTCGAGCGGAACGCTGGGGTCGGGCGGGTCCAGCGGAAAAAAGGCTTTCATCGTGATCTCCTGCCCGGTCCTGCCGGGCACGATGGATAAGCTACCGTCGGTAGCATGCCAATGTCAACTATCCGCCGCAACCGTCCGTCGGAAATGGTCCCACCTGTTAAATCTGCGACATGCGTGCGACATTTCGCGCGACCCCGGGAGGGCGCATGCAGCACTTCGAAATTTTCAAGCCGGGCAAGCACATCGCCGCCAGCGGTCACGCTCTCAGCTTCACCGAGTCGGACCTGGAGGCATCGATCCGTGCCTACGATCCGGCGATCCACGAGGCGCCGATCGTCGTCGGACATCCGAAGGACAACGGCCCGGCCTACGGGTGGGTGTCGAAGTTGGAGTACGCCGACGGCGCAATGGTCGCTCATTCTTCGCAGGTCGATCCGCAGTTTACCGAGATGGTTGAGTCCGGCCGCTTCAAGAAGCGCAGCGCATCGTTCTACGCACCGGATGCCCCGAACAACCCGGTCCCGGGCACCTACTACCTGCGCCACGTCGGGTTCCTCGGCGCGATGCCGCCGGCGATCAAGGGCCTCAAGGACGTTTCTTTCAACGAGGACGAGGAGGGCGTAATCGAATTCGCCGACTCGACACGTTGGGCTTGGTCGAGCGTCAGCGCGTTACTGCGTGGTCTGCGCGACTGGCTCATTGCCGAAAAGGGTGTAGAGATCGCTGATCGCACTCTGCCGAACTACTACCTGTCCGACCTCGATGCAGCCGCACGCGAACCGAGCGAGCCCAGCGAGTCGATCAGCAACCCCATCCCATCCTTTACCGAGGCCACCGATATGACCCTCACCCCCGCACAGATCGCCGAACTGCAGGTCAAGGCCGCGCGCGCCGATGCCGCCGAAAACGAACTCGCCAAGGTCAAGGGCGAACGCGACAAGGCCGTGGCCGACTTCTCCGAACTGCAGACCGAGCACACGAAGATCGTGAAGCAGGTCTCGCTCGCCGGCATCAAGGCCGCGATCGATCCGCACGTCAAGGCCGGCCGCGTACTGCCCGCCGAAGTCGATCAGCTGGCGGAATTCGCCGCCACGCTCGACGACGGCTCCGCGACGTTCGACTTCGGCGAGGGCGACGGTGCGAAAAAGGTCACTGCGCGCGGCATGTTCCTGGCGCAGTTGGGCATGCGCCCGAAGGTCGTCGAGTACCGCGAGGTCTCCAGCCCCGAGCTTTCGGCCGAACAAAAGAGCATCGCCGACGCGCAGGCGTCGATCATGGCGCAGGTCACCGGCGCCGCGGCCAAGTAACCGCCGCCCGCTACTCCCGAATCACTCTTTCCCGAGGAACCCCTCATGACGACTTACACCGAACCGCGCCGCCCGTTGGAGTTCCTCTCCTGGGAAGCCGAGCACCATCTGACCCGCGAAGAAGGCACCCTCGCCGCCAACCAGGGCGACCTGCTCGCCGGCACCGTGCTCGCAAAGCTCACCAGTGGCGGACAACTCGTGGTCTACGACAACGCCAGCGCCACCGCCGGGGTGGCCTACGGCATCCTCGCGTACCCGGTCGCAAACAGCAGCTCGACGCAGAAAGTGACGGTCATCGAGCGCATGGCCGTGGTCAAAGCTTCGCTCATCTCCTGGCGCACGAACGACGGCACCGGTATCGCCAGCGGCAAGACCGACCTGCTCGGCAAGAACATCCGCTTCATCGATCCCTCCGGCACCGGCGTCTGACCGCCGCCTCACCTCATTCCTAACCCACCATCCAGCCGAGGACTCTCATGGATATCTACCGCGACTATTTCACCCGCGAGGAGCTCGTCCGCGTCCTCGCGCAGACGCCCTACACCCCGGGACTCCTGGGCGAGCTGGGCCTGTTCGAGCCGGTCCCGCTCACCGGCACGACCTTCGCCGTCGAAGAAGAAACGAAGGACAGCGCACGCGTCCTGATCGCGCATCCGCGCGGCGCTCCGCGCGATCAGACGACTCTCGACAAGCGGAAGGTGCATAACTTCGCCGTGACCGACGTCTACGGCGACCAGGGCAACGTGTTCGCGGACGAAGTGCTGGCCGCTCGCGGAGCCGGCACCACCGGCGCAAAGGAAGTCCTCACCGATCGCCGCAATCGTCTCGTGGCGAAGCTGCGCCGGGATATCGACCTGACGCACGAAAACCTGCGGATGCAGTGCATCCTGAGCCCGGCGAGCACCGAGTTCGGCGCCGCCGCGTCTTCGGTTGCGATCGCCGTGCAGACCGACACCACGAAGCTGCGCCAGGAGATCTTCAATAAGATCACCCTGCCGATGGAAGCCGCGCTGGACGGCCTGTCGTTCGGCGAGCCGCTGGTGTTGTGTTCGAACGGCTACTGGGCCGATCTGATCGAAGCCAAGTCGATCAAGGATACCTATTTGAATTATCAGGCCGCGGCGGAACTGCGCGGTGCGGTGGCAGAAGAATTCGTGTTCGGCGGCGTGCGCTGGCGCCGTTACCGCGGCTCGGGCAACGTCAAGATCCCGGACAACCAAGCGCGCGCGATCCCGACCGGCGTGAAGGGCACGTTCTGGCTGCCGATGGCCCCGAACGACACCATGGAATCGGTCGGCACCGGTGCGCTGGGCCAGCCGTACTACATGGGCAGCAAGCCGTTCGGCGACTCGCAGGGCACGAAGGGCTGGGAAGTTTCGATCCAGTCGCACGTTCGCGCCATCTGCGGCCGACCGGCCTGCATCATCCCGATCACCAAGTCGTAACGGGATCGGGATGCCGTACTGCACCGCCACCGCGTTCAAGGAGCGATTCGGGACCGAGGAGCACGATCAGCTGATCGCCTCGGGCTCGGACCGCACCTACGCCTCGGCGTCTGCGGATGCGGATTCGCTTATCGACGCGGCACTGGTCTCGGCGGGTTACGCCATCCCGATCGCGACCGTGCCGGCCTTCATCGTCGGGATTGCGGCGGACCTCACCCGTTACGAGCTGTACGACGAGGCGCCGACGAACGAGGTGCGCGAGCGCCGTAAGCTGGCGATGGATCTGCTGCGCGACATTCGCGACGGCAAACTCTCGGTCGTCGGCGCGACGCGAACGGAGACCGTCTCGACGATTGCCGTGTCCGCCGCGCCGATCACCTTCGATACCGCGACGACCGATCGATTCATCGGGGGGCTGTGATGTCCCGCATCAATGTCTCTGCCGACACTCGCGAGGTCGATGCGACGCTGCGCGATTTGCGGGAACGGGCGCAAGACCCGACGCCGGCCTTCGAAGCAATCGGCCGCCTGCTGGTCAACCGCATCCGGCTGTGCTTCCGTCAGTCGCGCTCGCCCTGGGGCGTTCCCTGGTTGCCGATCAAGTTTCGCGCGCCCGCGGTGCAAAAGATCAAAAAGGACGGAACGCCGGCCTTCACTGCGTCCGGCCGCAAGCAGCTTGCAGCAAACAACCTCGCCGCTCAGGCAAAGGGTTCTGCCGGCAAGCCGCTCGTAGACTCCGGCGCGCTGCGCAACTCGCTGACCTATTCCGCAGACCGCGACGGCGTCGAGATCGGCACCGTCGCAAAACAGGCCCGACTGCAGCACTTCGGTGGACGCATCGTGCCAAAGCGCGCGAAGGTGCTGGCGTTCGCCGGACCAGGCGGCGAGCTGATCTTGTCGCGCGGCGTCACGATCCCGGCCCGACCGTTCATGCCGATCAATCCGCAGGGCCAGCTGATGCTCCCGCCGTCATGGAGGAAGGGCGTGCTCGCCGAAATCGCCAAGCACTTCGAGGCCGTGTCGTGAGCTGGTCCGAACTCGAAGCCGCCATTGTCGAGCGCCTGAAGGATCGCCTCGGGGCCGCCGTAAAGCAGGTCTACACGACCGCCGAATACGGCGACCTTGAGGAAAGTTCGCAGGTCACCCCGAGCGTCGCCGTGATTTATCAGGGCTACGCCCCCGTTTCGACGCCCGGCGCGGTGTACGGCGCCCGCGTGCAGCAGGTCGAGAAGACCTACTACGTCGTGGTCGCCGTGCGCAACGCGCGCAACACACGAACCCGCGAAGGCGCCCGCGAGGCATCGGCGCCGATCGTCGAGGCCGTGATGTCCGCGCTCACCGGCTGGCGGCTGACTGACCTTCCCGACGAGGGGCCGCTGCAATTGGCCCCAGCGCCGGGCGCTGCGTTCACGGACGCCGGTTACGCCTATTACCCCATCGTTTTCACCAATCGCCGCACGTACCGCGGCACCTGACGAGGAACCCACCATGGCCACCGACCACAGCTACATCGGCACCGGCAACATCCTGATCCGCGAATACGGTGCCGCGGCGCCCTTCGTCGGGGTCGGCAATTGCTCCGCGCTCACCCTGTCCCCTCAGGAGGACGTGAAGGAGTTGCAGGACTACACCACGCCCGGCGGAGGCAAGCGTAACGAGGTGCGTCGCCTGACCGGCGTCGAGATCGGTTACACCTTCCACGACTTTTCTGCGGAAAACTTCGCCCGCGCCCTGCGCGCGCAGACCACGAACACCGCTTCGGGCAACGTCGTCGATGAACAGGTCGTCGCGTACAAAGGCGGATACACCCCGCTCGCACACATCGCGTCGTCGATCACCGCGGTGCGCCCGGCTGGCGGAATCACGCCGTTCGCGGCCGGCACCGATTACCAGCTGATCGACGGACAGCTCTATATTCCAAGCACTTCGACGGTCACTGATCCGGTCGCTGGCGCTGCGAACATCGAGGTGGACTACGCCCGCGCGGCGCAGAAAAAGGTGCAGGCCCTAGTCGATTCGAACAAGCAGTACGAGCTGGTGTTCATGGGGCTGAACGAAGCGCGCAGCGGCAAGCGCGTTCGCGTGCGGTGCCACAAGGTCAGCGGCGGCCTCATCTCGCAGTTCGCGCTGATCGGCGACGACTACGGCGCGGGCGAGGTCACCGGCGCGCTGCTCTCCGACACCACGAAGACCGGCAGCGGCATCTCGAAGTACATGACGGTCGAGATGGAGGACTGATCGCATGACCGATCGGGCCCATAGCGACGACAGCGCCGTCCTCGATCCGCCTGCGGTAGAGGTTCGGTTCTTGGGCGAGCAGGTCACCGTTCGCCCGCTGCAAATCCGGCAGATCCCGCCGTTCACGCGCCTCGTGCGGATGGCGGCCCCGGCGCTGATGCGGCTTTACGCTGCGCGCGGCGCCAAAGACGGGAGCTACGAGAGCGCCTTCCTCGATCTGATCGCGGACCACGGCGAGACGATAATCGCCGTATGCGCCGTGGCCGTCGATCGCGATGCGGCGTGGGTCGATACGGGCAACGTCGATGAGTTGCTGGCGCTGGTGATCGCGATCGTCGAGGTGAATCAGGATTTTTTCGCGAAGCGGGTGGCGCCGATGCTGTCCAAGCTCCAGGCGTCCCCCGCGGCCCAAGCGATGGCCGAGGTCGTCGAAGCGGCCCACCCCTCCCAGAGTGGGGATGGGCCAACGCCATCGACCACCTGATCGCAGCAGGCCACCACCGCGAAGAAATCCTGCGTTACACCCTCGCCGAGTTCAGGGCCTACGGCCGCGCCGCAGCGCGCCGCCAGCAGCGCGAGCGCCTCAATCGAGCGCGCGACTTGCGCGCCGCACAGTACGACAGCGCGAACTGGAAGAAGTACCACAAGGCCCTGAGCGATGGCATCGAATAGCACCGAGTTCAAGTTCCGGTTCACCGGCGACCTGCGCGACCTGCAGAAGCAACTGCAGGAGCTGGGGCGCGACCTCGGCGATGCGAAGAAGCAGGGCGCGGGCGTTGCCACCGGCATGCAGACCGGCGTCAGCGGCATCAAGAACGCCGTCGAACAGGCCCGCTCAAACATCAAGGGGCTCGAAAGCGACCTGAAACGCGCGCAGGCCACTGCGGCGAAGACCGTCGCGGATGCAGGGGGCTCGCCGACGCGCCCACGCGCAGACTCTGCCGCCGCCATCGCCGACAGCGATGCGGCCCAGCGCCTACTGGAGATCAATCGCCGCGCCGATGGGCTGGAGCAGCGCCTGGCCGCCACCCGATTGCGCGGTGCCGCCGCGTCACGCACGGCCGCCAGCGCTACGAAGCAGCAGGCCGCCGCGACCCGTGAGCTAAACCGCGACATCGCGCTCGCAGCGCCGCAGCTGACCGACATCGTTACGAGTTTAGCCAGCGGTCAGTCGCCGTTCCTTGTGGCGCTCCAGCAGGGCGGCCAGTTGCGTGACATTTTTGGCGGCCTGCGCCCCGCAATCGGCGCGCTTGGCGGCGCCATCCTCTCGCTCGTCAACCCGATCACCATCACCATCGGCGCGCTGGCGCTCGTTGGTGCCGGGTTCGTAAAGGGGCAGGAGGAAGGCCTGCGCTTCGCGCGCATCATTGAGCTGACGGGTGGGGCCGCTGGCGTTACCGCTGACGAGCTCGGCGACATGGCATCAAGCCTTGACCGGCTTGAGGGCTCGACGCGCGCGTCGGCCGCCGAAACCCTGGGGCGGATCGCGGAGAGCGGAAAGTTCACGGCCGAGCAGTTTGGTCTCGTCGCGAAAGCATCCGAGCAGATGCGCAACGCGACAGGCCGAGACGTGCAGGCGACTATCGCCGAGTTCGAGAAGATCGCCGACAGCCCTGTCGATGCACTTGAACTGCTGAGCCAGAAATACAACATCGTCAACGGCAACATTCGCGACCAGATCACGACGCTGGTGGAGCAGGGTCGGGAGCAAGAAGCGTCCACGATCCTGATGCGCGAGTACGCGAATGCCGTTGACCAGCGCACGCCGGGAATCCGTCAGAACCAAGGCTTGATCCTGCAGGGATGGCGGGCGATCACCGAGTCGATGCGTGATCTTGGCGACGCATTCTTGGACATCGGCCGCCAACAGACCGGACGAGAGCAATTTGATAAGTTGTTTCGCGAGCGCCAAAGTCTTCTAGACGAGGCGAGCTCGGGAAACAAATTTGCGCGCACGCGCATTGCTGACATTGAAACCCAGCTGCGGCAGTTGCAGGACGCCGAGGTAGAGGCTCAGAAAGACGCGCAGCGCAAGCGTGCGCAGCGCACGGCGGTATCGCTCTCGGCTGAACTCCAGAGCGAGGCAAAACAGTACGAGAGCAAGGAGCAGAAGCGCGCGCGTGCCCGCGTGGCCGCAATCAATCGCGCTAATGCCGCCATCGAAGCCGCCACCACTGCGGGCGATGCAAAGGCGGCCGAGCAGGCCAAGGCCGCGCGGGCGCAAATCATCGCCGGGCTCGACAAGGAGGAGGCCGAAGAGGCGAAGCGTCGCGCCGACGCGGGCGCCCGAACCTCGGCCGCCGCGGCAAAGAAATCGGCTGAGGCACGTCGGCAGGCCGCCGCCCTGGTGCAGATCGACGCTCAGTTGATCGTCGATGCGACCACGCGCGCGCTGGCAGAGCTCGACCGGCTCTATGCCGAGGGCCAGGTCAAGACCGCGGACTACTACGCGCAGCGCAGCGCGCTGCAGTTGCAGGCGATCGATGCCGAGATCAAGGCAGCCGAAGCCCAGCGCGATGCGGCGGTCGAGATCGACGAGCGTAAGCGTGCCGAGGCCGACTTGGTCCGCCTGTCGCGCGAACGTGCCGAGATCGGCCCCAAGGCGGCCCGGGAACAGGCGGCGGCCGAGCGCGAACTGAATCAAGAGCTAGACCGGCTCCGCGCGCGACTCGCGGACGCCACCGGCTCGCTTGGAGAAACCGATCGCGTGCGCCTGGAGCAGGAGCGCGACGCGCTACTGCAGCGATTCGGAGCCGCCGACCCGCGCGCGCAGGAGCTGGTGCGCCAGCTGTTCGACGTGGAACTGGCCCGCTCGCGTTCGGAGGCAATCGCCAGTGAATCCGACCGTTTCATCGGCCTGTTGACCACGCGCAGCCAGTTCCTCGCCTCGCAGGTGCAGGTGGGCGCGCTTACGCAGACGCAGGCCGAGCAGCAAATCCGTGTCGAACGGGAGGCGACGATCCGCCAGCTGGAGGATCTGCTGGTGAAGGCCCAGGCCGCGATGAACGCGAAGCCCTCGCCCGAGACCATCGCCGCGGTCGATCAGCTCAAAACCAAGATCAATGAGCTCAAGGCGGCCAAGCAAACGCTTGGCGATGCCGCCCAGGAATCGGGCATGAACGCTCTGCGCGGGCTGTTCACTGACCTCGCATCGGGCGCCGTGTCCTTTGAGGACGCGATGAAACGCGCCGTGGTCGCCTTTGTGCAGGGCATGGCTGAGATGGCGGCGGCGGCGCTGGCGAGGCAAGCCATCGAGGGCATCACGAGCCTGTTTGGTGGCGGACAGGGCGCGGGCGGGCCGGACATCGGCCAGTCGGCCGCCGCGGGCGCAGCCTACGCCGCGCCCATTACCGCGGCCGCCGCTGCGCTGGGCTCTGCCGCAACCGCTGGCTCGGCGGGCTTCCAGGCTGTCGCCTTGACCCTGCCGACGGCAGTGGGCACCTCTGCGAGCGCCCTGGGCGTCGCTGGCGGCGTTGTCACCAGCGGCGCGATAGCGCTGCAACTGGCCGCCGCGCAACTGCAGGTGGCCGCTAACACGCTGCTGGTCGCGAATTCGGTCGGGAGCGCCACGGGCATCGCGCACTCGGGCGCCAAGGTCGGCGCGGGCTTCTCCGCGTACCGCCGAGTTCATCCGGCTGCCTTCATCGGTGCGCCGCGGTTCCATTCGGGAACGGGTGGCCCCATCGGGCTCAAGCAAGACGAGGTGCCGGCGATCCTGCAGACCGGCGAGCGCGTGCTGAACCGCAAGGAGACGATGGCCTACGAGCGCGCGCAGCGCGGGACGGCTGGCGGTGATGCAACTCGCGTCGTGAATGTGTTCGACTCCGCATTTGTGCCCGATCAGATGGACAGCGCGGCAGGTGAGCGGGTTATCCTGAATGTCATAGGCCGCAACCCTGGCCGCGTGAAACAGATGCTCGGATGAGAGATTGAAATGTCCACCAAGACCGGAACCGCCGCGAACTATGCCGCCCTCCTCGACGAGTTGGACGCCTTCCTCTGCACCACTGGCCACGCCTGGGGCCTGACCTACGCCGGAACCGGCACCGGTCGGCTGACGGGCTACTTGGGCACAGCGACCACGGCCACCGAGACGATCACCGTGACCGCGACCAGCGCGACCAGTTTCACGGTCGTCGGCACCGTGTCCGGCTCGCTCGGCACTGCGACGGTCGGGACGCCGTTCGCGTCTTCTGTCATCAGCTTCACCATCACCGCCGGAGGCACCGCGTTCGTGGCGGGCGACGTTTTCCAGCTCAACACCGGGCCGAAGTGGACGCGCCTGCGCTATGGCGGGTGCATAGAATCAATCTACCGAACCGCGAACTTCTCAAACGTCGATCGGTTGTTCGACAACACGTTCAACACGACATCGACGATGACGACGACGACGGTGTTCCCCGCGACGGTCACGGTGCAGATGCACAAGGCGACCGAGGTTCGCGCGTTTTCCATCTGGAACGGAAACTCGATTGCAAACTCGCCGGCTGCGTTTGGCCTGCAGTGGTCCGACAATGGCACCAGTTGGACGACCGCGCAATCGTGGTCCGGGCAGACATGGACGCAGACCTACCAGCGTCGCGACTTCGTGCTGGCCGCCTCGGCCGGCGCGCATCTTTACTGGCGCCTAAATATCACCGCGGCAAATGCGGCGACGCTAAACCTGACCGAGGTCCGGCTGTTCGCGGATGCCACGCTGAAATGGGACGTGTCGTCGCGGTTCGAGTACGCATGGGAGGCCCCGGGAGTCGATGGCTCGCAGGAGATCTACGTCGCCGGCTACACGGTCACCGAAAACGGGGCCGACCGTTACAACCTCGGCTTTCGTGGCTTCCGCTACTGGGTCGATCCGGCGTCGTCCGTCATCGACGTGCCGAACAACAGCCAGGACAAGTTCCTGCTGCTGTCGAAGACGCCGACAGCCTATTGGATCGTGGTTAACGGCGGTCGATTCGTGATCGCTACGCGCACGTCGTCCGTCTACGAGTTCGCTTACTGCGGATTCGGGCTGCCTTATGAGACCCCAAGCGCGCACCCCTACCCCATGCTGATCGGTGCGCCGCACACCGACAACACGAAACGCTGGGACGCATCGAACGACGGCGGCTATCGCAATCCATCGGACCCCGGCGCACAGTCGCCCACCGATGGGTCGAACACAACGCTCGCCGCATACATGCCCGACGCAAGTTGGTTGCAGATATCAAACCGCCTGCAGGGCACGGCGAGCGAGGGCAACTCCATGTCGGGTTCCGACACCCGTGGTCGGACTTGGCCCTACGCGCTTTCGGACACCGGGGCAGTGCAGACCGATCACCTTCGCGACTGCATCGACGGCACAAAGCCGCTGCTGCCTGTTGTGGTGATGCGAATCAATGGTCAGCAGCATATGTGGGGCGAGTTCGACGGCGTCTACTGGACGACGGGCTTCGCGACCTCTGCCGAGGCCCTGATTCGAGACGGAGCGATTGATCACCTGATTGTTCCAAACGTCAATCGTTCCTCGATCAATTCCTTTTGCGCGATAGCGCTGGACTAAACCATGGCTTACGAAACCGCATCTGCTTCCGGTGTCGCCGACCTTCTCGACAAGTTGCGCGTCTTCGCGACGGCGAACGGCTGGACGCAGAACTATTTCGGCGCCCGCACCTCGGGGGCGGGCACGGCCCTGCAACTCACGAAGGGCACGCAGTACGTCACTTTCATCGCTGACACCGGAGCGGGCTTATCGACGGACCCGGGGCCGTTCTTCGGCGCGTACTCGCACAACGTATATTCCGCGGGCAACGGCACCGAGAACCAGGCGCAGGGCTCGACCAAGCTATACTCGAACGCGATGAGCGGACCCTTTGTCGCCTATCACTTCATGACTGGCGCCGAGCGCGGGTGCGATTACCTATACGTTGTCATCGAGACAAGCTCGGGCGTCTACAAGCACACCGGCGTCGGTAAGCTGGTGAGCCTGGGCGCGCTGAATACGGGCATGTTTGCCTACGCCTGCAGATGGAGCTATTCGACCAGCAGCGATACGATAAACACCCCGAACAGCACGCAGCACGGCGTGCCTTGGGACAGTCGTTGTACGAGCGTTGGCCAGAGCACGCAGGTGCGCGCAGACAGCGATGGCGTTGTACCTCGCTGGTATGACGCGAACAGTGGTGGATCGTTTGGGAACCGCATGGGTGGCGGCGTCCGCGATGCTGGCCCGGCGAGCGCGGGCAGCGTGCGCGGCACGCTCCAAACTGCGGGGCTGTGCGCAGCAAGCTCCATCACCGGGCGCACCGTGCTCCTGCCGCCATGGATGTACGGCGAGCGCACGTCGAACCTGGGCAGCCCGCTCGGCTACCCGCCCCACCTGCGGTGGGTGAGGCTTGATTACCTGTCCCCTGGAGACGTGCTGACGATTGGCTCGGATCAGTGGAAGGTGTTCCCGGTGATTCGGAAAGACGGTGGCGTGGGTCAGGTCAACAGCGGTAAGTACGGCTACGCTTACAAGGTCAATTGAGCCGTGCCCATCATCGGTTTCCTCTGGGACTACTCGCCGGGTCCGCCCTTTCAGGCAGGGGCCTCGTTTGACCCCACCAAGGGTGCGGCGATGTCCTTGCGGGTCGCCTCCTCGGTGCTGACATTTGGCCGAACCGATGCGCCGCTGGCGCTCGCTGGCGCAACGCAGCCGATGTTCGGCATCGACTTCTACAACCGATTCCATTTCAGCGCGCTAGCGTTCGAGCTCGGGAACGTCGTAGGCGAGCAGCAGCGCACCGTCGTCGTCTGGAATGCGTACCGGCGCGCTCGCGTCCTAGAATCGCTGGTGAAGGAAAACGCGGCGGGTATCTCCATCGGCGGCCATCCGCTGCCCCCGCTGCAGTTTGCCCCGCAGCAGGAGCGAACCTACACGATCACCATCGGCACCAATGGTCCGCCGGTCATCCTCGCAACGATCACCTTCGACTTCGATGAGGCGCAGGCGGTCAGCATTGAGCTGACCGGCACGCGCGTGACGGCGTGGTCGTGGCGCCCGAACTGGGCGAGCCCGATGCTTGAGCGGCTGGAGTGGCTGACGGACGTGTTGCGCGCGTACCGCGGCGAGGAGCAGTCTCGATCGCTGCGCCTGAACCCGCGCCAGTTTCTGGAATTCGGCATGCTGCCGGATGGTCAGGAGCGCCGGCACATGGAAGCGGCGATATGGTCGCTGGGCGCCCGTGTGTGGGCCGTGCCGCTGTGGTTTGACGGCGCCGATCTGACCGCACCGCTGCCGATCGGGGCGACCAGCATCCCGACCAATACGGCCGCCCGAAACTATCGCGCAGGATCGTTCGGTATGTTGCTGGGCGAGTCGTCGCGCGTGTTCGAAATCGTCGAGATCCAGTCGGTCAATCCTACCGAGCTGGTGCTGGCACGACCAACTGCAAAGGCTTGGCCGGTTGGGGCGCGCATCTATCCCGCGCGAGCCGCGCGCATCGACGATAACCTCATGCTGTCTCGCTTCACGGGCCGGGCGAGCGACCTGCGCGTGCGCTTCGAAATGATCGAGCCGGAGCAGTACGCGGCCAGCGCCGGCGGCGTGACCTATCGCGGATACCCGGTGCTGACCGCGCGCCCCGATTGGTCCGAAGACCCGACCGCGACCTACGAGCGCAAGCTGGCCGTCTTCGATCCGGGCACTGGGCCGGCGGCCACCGAGGACGAGGCCGAGATGCCGATGGTCGAACAGAGCATGCGGTGGGTACTCGACAGCCGCGCGGAGATTGATCGCCACCGCAAGCTCGCGTTCGCCCTCCGCGGCAAGGCCGGCCGTATCTGGGTTCCGACTTGGGCCGATGACCTGATCGTGGTCGCGGCGATCGGCGACAGCGCGCTGGCGATCAATGTCGAATGGACCGGGTACACGGAATACTACAAGATGGACCCGAACCGTCGCGACCTCCGTATTGAGCTTGTGAGTGGCGCTGTTTACTATCGCCGATCACAAGCTCAATACGG